TGTTCGTGGACTTCACTCGCCTTACGATCGTACATAACGGTAGGGATCGTAGTAGGGTGAGTGGGGTAAATTTCATCGTTTTGTAGATAAAACGACAAAGGTGATGGCGCAATAGGGTTCTTGCCACCACTAGAGTGTCCATGTTCTAGGACACCAATCGGTGAGGTTTGGTTCTTAGGGGGAACGCAATCCAGGGTTTTAATCGCGAGATGGGGGATAATTTCAATAGTGTGGGGTAAACCACAATGTTTATTAAACATTTCCAACGTCATCAAAGCGTCAAACGCAGTGGTATGCGCACCTCCAGCATGCAAACCCATCAATTTTCTCGCCCAAATATTGGCGAGTGTCATAACAGGGCCTCCAGAGGCTCCATTCGTAGTTCTCGCTTCGTATTTAAGGTACAAAGCGTCCTTATCTTCTTCAAAAATTCCATCCATCACCACAATATCACCACGCGGGGCTGATACGGTAATTCGTTCTCCATGGGGATCACGAAACAACATCGTAATCTCCTCCACGCCATATTCCATCATGTTAAGTAAGTCAGCATCTGTAATGAGGTGGTTAGAAATATCCGCGTGTAAGTGGATGTGTTTGCCAAAGTCGGCAAACGTAATCTCAGTGTCAGGCACATGGATAAATCGAGGGACGGGGCAACGAAGGGTTAAATTCTTCGCCACTCCATTCAGAGCATAGGTCTGGGTGAGACCAATCTCCATCTTGCATTTTTCCATTTTGCGGGCAACGTGCCTGCAAACCACAGCGTATTGTCCTTTAATAAACAACACCTGTCCAAAACTCACAGTATCTTCCCATTGGAAGATAGTAGTGTAGAGATTTTTCCCGACCAAAGCTAGAACAGCAATGTCGGAATCCTTAACATGAGAATCAACTTTCTGACGCATACGTCGAGGGAGGGCCTTGCCTTCCTTGTTGTAATGGTAGTCATCATTTTTTTCTCCTTTGTAATCTTTCTTACGAACTCGTCCTTCCACAACTTCGTATTTCTCATTCTTCTTGCGTTCAGCCTTCGCGGCTTTCGCCTCCTTCTTGCGCTCTTGTTCGGTGCGCGAATGGGGCTCGACATCATCTTCTTTCAAAAAGGCTTTTACACCAAAGTAAATACCAGCGACCACACTTCCAACAAGTGCGACCGCAGAGAATGCAATCAAAATTTTTGCCATAGCTGAGCGTTGTATCCATTCCTTGAATGAGTGGATAGCGCTCGCAATAGCGGCCGAAAATGTAATCGACATTAAGGTCATTTTGAAAATTCCGGGCCTAAGGCGAATCCATTCAGTGAGGTTGTCCCACTTAGTAATAGTCCATTTCTTTATGGTACTAAAACAATCTCCGGCCAATTGACAAATATAATCGCGTATTTTACCAGCGCGACCCATCATCGTATGTATATTAACCGGATCCATGGGATCATCCAAATGCAATTTCTTTGCG